GACGGTCAGGTGCGCTACGAGCAGTGCATCGCCGCCGACAAGCAGTGGGTGCAGGGGAGCTGTGTGAAATGAGTGACAACTCTTGGGAAGTAGAGGCGGCAAAGCGCATAAACCAGTTAGCCGTTTTGGTGGATTTTGCTAGGCGCGTAGAGCGATACGCCAAGGACACTGGTAACGAGTTTTTGGCAGAGAAGGCCCGCACCGCCCTCGCCACGATCAAAGCCACATGACCAGAGCGGCAAGCGATAGCCCAGCGGCCCGCGCCCTGCGTGACGCAGGCTATGTCAAACTGCCGGGTTGGTGGGTTACGCAAGAGCAGCTGGAACTGATAGAATACATGGCAAGGCAGAACTTGCCTGAAATCGAAGCCATCAAGGAGAGAGCAATTGGCTGGCGGAAAGAAAATTACTAGAGACATGATCGAAGCCGCAGAGGAGCGCGGCTGGAACGCAGGGATGACTGCGCGCCACTACGGGATGCACCGCAAGTCGATTGAGGCAGCGGCAGAGCGCTTCGGGATTTTCCTGCCTCTTGGGCAGTCATGGACGCCCACAGCGCAGCGGCTGGAGACGCTGGCTATGAAGGCAGCAGAGCGCGCCGAGGCAACGCAGCCAGTCAGCAAGCCTGTCTGGTCGTGCAGCGAGGCGTCGATCAAGCGGGCGCTGGCCAAACTGGAAGCGCAGAAAAAAGCTGCAATGGCGGCGAAGTAGCCCCTTGCCACCGCCGCAGAGCGCGGTATCAATAGCACCGAGGGGCGCACACAAGCTAGAAAACCGTCACGGGTGGACTTGTGTTGGTCGAAGATCAGACTGCGCTACGGCTTATCATCGCCAGCGCCCCTCACACCTTCCCACGGAGAGAGCATGACACACAGAGAGACCCTTCTTGAAGAAGCAGCGCGTCTGACTTCTGGGGACCGCAACGCCTCTTACGGCGCGCCCCACACCAACCTGACTCACATGGCAGGTATGGCGTCTGCCTACCTGAGCGGCAAATACGGCCTGTCTGTTGACTTGAACGCCGAGGACATGGCGTGGATCATGGTCATGGCGAAAATCTCCCGCACTGTCGCCACCTTGAAGGACGACAATTATGTGGACGCGGCGGCGTATAGCGCCATCGCTGGAGAATGCCGCACCATCATCGACAAAAAGCCATCTTGACACTGTGGCCGAGTCCGGCCAGACTATCCGAGACACAAAACACTGACACACGCGACACTGCTATGACCCAGACCAACTGCCTTACCAGCCTGCCTGTCTCACTAGAGCGCGACCTGAACATCCTTGGTGTTCGGAGCGCTTCTTCTTTTGCTGTGCGGCTGACCAAGGCACTGCCCGTGTCATCCCAGAAAACCGTGCTAGACGAAAACGGCAACCCGGAGTTTTGATATGACCCTAGACCTTATTTCCCGCATCAGCGGCTCTGTCGCTGCACAGAAGTCTGACTGGCCCCTCTACGACGACGAGGAAGGGCGCTTGGACCGCAACGCTGTGCTGACGGCGTCTGAGAACCTGCGCTGCCTGCGCGAACTGAAGTTTGCAAAGTCAGAGTCGCGGCAGGGCGACCGATGGGGCATGGCGCAGCGCGGCCACGCTGTCGAGGCATGGGTGGTCGATCAGATCATGGCTTCGCTTGGTGTAGGCGAGTTTGTCGATCTGGCTGGAGACGGCCAGCGGTCCTTCCTCTGTGACGAGGCTGGCCTGTCGGGGACGCCAGACGGCCTCTTTACCAAGGACGGCGCGCACACGCTGTTGGAGTTTAAGTCTGCCGACCCGCGCACCAATCTGGAAGGCATGACTGCGCCCAAGCCGCAGCACATGGCGCAAGTGCAGCAGAATATGTGGCTACTGAATTTCCACAACATCCCTGTGGAGCAGGCTGTCGTCCTCTACGTTGACGCCTCTGACTTCCAGCGGATGCGGCAATTCAATGTGGTCTACGACGGCGGCGAGACGGCGCGGCGCGCTGAAATCCGCGCTGGGCTGCTGTTCGACGCCACCAGCCCCGCCTCGCTGCCTGCCGAGGGGCTGACGAACAACGGCTGCACCTACTGCCAATTCAAGGAGGAGTGCAGCGCGATCCAAGTGGCGCAGGGCGAGAAGCGCAAGGAGACGAAGCCGGAGATGCCCGCCTTCGCCCCGCGCGGCGTGACTGAGTCAGTCAGGGAATACGGCTCTATCAAGGAGCAGATCAAAGCATTGGAAGCGCGGGCGGATGACCTGAGCGCGACCATCAAGGAATACGCTGTAGCCGAGAACCGCATGGTGTTCGAGACTGCTGCGTATAGCGTCAAAGTTACGGAAGTGGCTGGGCGCAAGACGCTGGACGTTAAAGCCTACGAGGCTGCGACGGGCGTCAAATCGGATGACTTCTACAAGGTCGGCAAGCCGTCGATCCGACTGGAAGTTTCCGCGAAGACAGAAAACTGAAACACGCCAAAAGGAGACACTCTATGGCTAACGACATCGTCAACTCGCCCTTCGGCAAGGGCGTCGCTCTCACCAACGCTGCTGCTATGGCAGACGCGCTGACTGCATCTGCACAGCAAGGCCAGATCGGCGGCGCGCCTGATGGTTCCGTCTACCTCAACTTCACTGGTAAGCGGGGCGTCTACGAATTTGGCAAGGACAAGGAAGACCTTGACCCGTCCGAAATCTGGCTGGTGAACATCGCTTCCTTCGAGGAAGGGTTCGTCTGCTGGAAGGGCGGCAAGACTGCGGCTACCCGCATGGCCAACATCTACAGCGGCCAGCACATCGCTACGCCTGCCCACGACGAGATGGGGCCGTTCAACGCTGCTCAGGGCGAAGGCTGGTTCCCTGCAAAGTCGATGGTCATCAAGTCCATCGAAGCCGACGACCGCCAAGGCTACTGGAAGATCAACTCCAAGTCTGGCGTCGCCGTCTTTGCTGACTTGCAGTCGCAAGTGGCCGAGCGCCTGCGCGCTGGCCGTGCCTGCTGGCCTCTGGTCCGTTGCGGCAAGGAGAAGTTTGAGGCTCAGGGCCAGAAAAACTACAAGCCCAAGCTGGACGTTTACGGCTGGCTTTCGCAGGAAGCCGTGGGCGAATTGGCTGCTGATCCTGAAGCTGACATCGACGAACTGATCCAGTCTTCGGAAGGCGGCGCGCTGCCTGCTCCCGCCCGTCGCCGTCGCGGCGTCCTCTAAAACTGCAAAGCCCCCGGCGACCAAACCGGGGGCTTTGTGCTTCTCGAAAGAAGCAAGGTTCTGCTAAGACCTGAAGGAAGATTAGAATGACTAGCCCTGTCAGTCAATACCGCCTTGTTCTATCGGATTCCGAGGCGTTCCACATAATCGCAGAAATCGCCAAGTCTGGGCAGGTCCACGCGCTCGACTTCGAGACGACTGGACTGCGGCCACAGCTTGCAGACGTGCGGCTGACTTGCATCAGCGGCCCTGCGGGCAACTATGTCATCGACCATCTGCACTGCGCGCCCTTTGCGGACTACGCGCTGGCTTTAGCCGAGGCTTGCCCGTGGGCGGTGTTCAATGCCGGGTTCGAGGGGCGCTGGTTCGACTACGCCACGGACGGCCCCGATGTGGTCCTCTACGACGTTGGTGTTATGTCGAAGGCGAAGCTGGGCGGTCGGCCCTTGAGCCTCGCGGACATGGTGAAGCGCGATCTGGGCAAGACACGCGACAACAAGCACCTGCAAACCTCTGACTGGTCGCAGGCAGAACTGACGTGGGAGCAGTATGACTACGGCTTCGAGGACGCCAATGATACATATGAGCTTTACAAGCTATGGGACGAGACGCTGACTGCCCAGCAGTGGGCTGGCTTCCGCGTCCTCAACGACGCTTGGCGCGGCACTGCCGAGATGGAAGACACGGGCATGGTGATCGACGAGCGGCACCACAGCCGCCTGATCCATATGTGGACGCTGCGCCGCGACGCTGCCGAGAAGACGCTGCGCCGCTACACGCCAGAGAACCTTATTGCGAACCTGCGGTCCAAGAAGCAACTTTCTGACTTCATCAAGACTGTGCTGGACGAGACGAGCCTGCGGGCGTGGCCTAAGACAGACAAGTCTGAGCAACTGCAAACAGACCGCAAGCAACTGCGGCAGGCGTCCTTCAGATCGCCCTACCCGTTCTCGCGCTGGCTGGCGGCGCTGATGGTGTTCAACCGCGCTGAGAAGTATCTTGGCACCTACGGCGAAACTCTGCTGACCAAGCAGCACTTGGCTGGGCGCGTCTACGGGCGCTTCAACATCGCGCAGGCGGTCACAGGGCGCTATTCGTCGTCGAACCCGAACCTCCAGAACATCCCGCGCAATCCGATGGTGCGGCGCTCCTTCATCGCCCCGCCCAATACCGAGATGGTGCTGGCCGACTACAGCGGCATCGAACTGCGCGTCTTGGCTGAAGTCAGCAATGACTGGCAACTCAAGCAGGACGTGATCTTCGGAGACGTTCACGCCGAGTCGGCTATCACGCTGTTCCGCGTCCCCGGCGACGAGTTTAAGGCCCGCCTGAAGGCCAAAGACCCCCGCGCCAAGGAGATGCGGTCAAAGGCCAAAGCCTTCAGCTTCCAGCTTACCTACGGGGCTGGCAACGCGGCTCTGGCAGTCGTGCTGCGCTGCTCTGACTCTGAGGCTGCGGAGTTTGTGGAGAAGTGGGCCGACCGCTATCCCAACGCCTACGCGCTGCGCCACCGCATGTTCGATCAGATGAACGCCACGGGGCTGCTGCCGATCCAATCTGGCCGCACTGTCTTCGTCCACAAAAACGAGCGGTCGCTGCCCGTCGCGTCGAACTACCCGATCCAAGGCGCTGCCGCCGACGTGATGTATCGCGCTGTCACGCGCATGAGCCAGAAGGTCTGGGAACTGCCGTTCCAGTCGCGGATGCTGGCCTCTGTGCATGACGAACTGCTGATGCTGGCCGAGGACGGCAGGGGCGAGGAACTGCGCGAAATCATGGTCGAGGAGATGCGGCAGGCGTGGCTGGACATTTTCCCCGGCTCCGAAACCGCCAACCTGTCTGAAAGCGCTGTCGGCCAATCGTGGGCTGCGAAGCCCTAACTACTACATCTTGTGTAGCCATAGTGCTGACCACACTATATTCCGTGGCTTCACAGACGAACTGAAACTAGACATACTGACACTTCTGCTAAGGAGACCTGACCATGTTCACTATCGGAGTTGACCCCGGATCGCCCCTGACTATTGGCGTCTTGGTAGAGGGCGAACCCCTCAATGTTTTCAGCGACGAGCAAGTCGCTGTGCAGCTTGTGAAGGCTGGGCGCAAGACTGCGTCTTGGGTCAACCAAGCTGCGCTGATTACGTCCATCCTGCGCGGCCTCAAGGCAGAGGCTGAAGCTGATGGCTACAAGCCTATGGTGGTGATTGAGCGCGTCACCATCCGACCGAATGAAAGCCTGAGCGCAGGTATCCCGTTTGTCGGGTCGATGTTCTTGGTCGAAGGCATCTGCTCTGGACTTCGGTTGCCGTGCCGCTTGGTGCCGCCGAGCGTCTGGAAGCCTGCGCTCAAAATCCCAGTCACCCTCCAGAACCCCAAGGAGCCTGCGCGGCTGCGCGCTCTCGAAGTGTGGCCGGATCGCGCTGATATGTTCACGCGCAAGAAAGACCACAATCGCGCTGAGTCGCTGCTGATCGCCCGCTACTGGGACGAAATTGGATCGAAGGCATGAACGTGCAAAATCCTGTAGCCGCCGATCTGATCGAAGCTGCAATTGAGTGGGCCGAGGCTGGCATCCCTGTCTTTCCGACAGGCGAAGACAAGCGGCCCCTGACTAAGAACGGCTTCTATGACGCCAGCACCGATCCTGAGACCATCGAAGCGATGTTCAAGGATGCTGGTGCGCGTCTGCATGGCATCGGGGGCCGCATGGGCGCGGCCTCTGGCATCTTCGCTATCGACGCTGACACCTACAAGCCCGGTGAGGCAGGCGAGGCAGCGCAGGCGTATGTGCTTGGGCTATCACGGAGCGGGATGCTCCCGCCCACGCGGGTCCACGCCACACGGAACGGCGGTCGGCACTATCTGTTCCGCGCCGAGGAGTTTCCAAACTGCAAGCCGTCCAAGGGCGTCGAAGTCAAAGGCGAGGGCGGCTACATCATCCTGCCG